GAACAATACGAACAAGACTCTGTATTATTTATTCCTCGTGGTGGCAAAGGTTCTACCCTAATTGGAACAAATAAGTGCCCAAATGCTTATCCTGGTTATGGTAAAAAAGTATCTTTCAATGATAGAAAACTTGGTGGTAAAGGTGAGTTTATGACGAAGGTTAGTGGTAGACCATTTGTATTTGAATCCAATTTGTTAGAACAACTTTGTTCAGATAACTACTATGAAAATGCAAACATAATGGGTAAGTGGGCAACAAAAGAAATTACAAAAAGAAATTGGAAAGATATAGACATTTAATTTTAATCTTAAAGGTATTGGTATGAGTCGTTCATATAGAAAAACTTCCATAATTGGAAACACTGGTTCTTCTGAAAAAATGGATAAAATCATAGCTCATCGTAAAAGTAGGAAATATATTAAAGACCACATTACTGCTACTCATGGTGATTTGGAATTGTTAGAAGAAATTCTAATGCCGATGCAAGATGAAATATCTGATAATTGGACATCATCAAAAGATGGAAAAACTTATTGGCATATAAATGAGAATGAAAATGATCCAGATTGGTTAAAAGATTTTAAGAAAAAAATGATGAGGAAATAATTGTTATGAATTTTATGATGGTTGAACCGATAAGAAGTAAATTTACAGCATTCTATTTCGATGGAAGTGAGAAGTCTGCAAATGAAGCACTTGATAGATGGGATTGTGTTATTGGTAGAAATGAAAACTTTGACAACAAATATGTTATCACATTTTCATCCAGCAAACAATGTTTTCCAAATAGTTATATCGTATTAGAAAACCAAGAACCAACACCGTATACACAGGAAGAATTTATTAGAAAATATCAAGTAGTGTATAATGTTAGAGACCGCATAGGAAATTTTTATACAACCGATTAATTAATGGTGTTTTGTGGAACAAGATTACTTCCAACAATTCTACGGTATGGAACCGTATCTATCTATAACTGCCGAACAAATAACATACATAAAAGAAAACTTTGATAAAGAATATGTCAAAGACCGTCTCGCTGAAATAGCGATGACATACCCATTGCCTTATGCTGATATTACAATTGAGAGTGCTCAAAAAGAATTTATGAAACTCAAAGGTATTCGTTGGAATGAATTACTTACCGAAGGTGAATGGTTTCCACGAAAGGCATCGGAACCAAAATATGCTTTGACATATCAAGGAAAACAGTTATATTTCAGTCGTTTGAATACCGGCAATGATGCATCAAATTATTTCCAACAAAAAAATCGTTGGGAAGTTGATGGATCAGTTTCACCTGGTCCTGCTAGAACATGGTCTAATCATAAGTTTATGAAATCACTTATGGGTTCTATGTATTCACTCAAAATGGAAACACTTGGTAAATCAGAATTGAGAACTATGTTAGGTCTTCGTAAATACATTTGTTCACAATTCAAACCAAATGTTGCTAAAGTTCTATATGAAATGTTGGGTGCAAAGAATGTGTTAGACTTTTCTATGGGATGGGGTGACAGACTTGCTGGTTTTTATGCAGCATCATGTACAGAACATTATGTTGGATTGGATCCAAGAGTAGAAAATCATCCGATATATGAAGAACAAAAGGCATTCTATGAAAAGAATTTAGGTTTCTTTGAAAGTAAAAAGAAAACAAATTTCTACACATCACCAGCAGAAGATTTTGATTTCACACAATATACAGAACACTTTGACTTGGTGTTTACATCACCACCATATTTTAATGTTGAAAAGTATTCTCAGTCAGATACACAAAGTTGGGTTAGATACAGGGGTATTGATGCTTGGAATAAAAACTTTCTACATAAAACATTAGGTAACATTATTCCATCATTAAGAGTTGGTGGTATCATGGCGATAAACATTGCAGATGTTTATACAAGTTCTGATGCTCCAGGAGGAAGACAGTGGTTAGAGATAACAAATCCAATGAGTGATTTCCTTGTGGAAAGTGGAATGGAATATATCGGTTGTATTGGAATGGAAATGTCAAAGAGACCTAACTCTGCCGGTGCAGGAACTGCAACAAGAGACGGACATTTCCTTGATGATAGTGTAGAATTTGCTGAGAAGAATAGAGATAAAAAGTTTTGTGAACCAATATGGATGTTTAAGAGAGTTTAATATGTATCAAAACATATATGTAAAAACAAATACAAAAGAAGCGTGGGTATGGGATGATGAAAAAGGATTACTTCATTTCGAGTACACTCCGTATGCATATCGTAGAGATCCTAATGGAAAATATACATCATTGTATGGGGAAAAACTTTCAAGAGTATTGAACTTCACAAAAAACGATCCAGACCTATTGGAATCTGATATTGCAGAGACCACTCGTATTCTTGTTGATATGTATGGTGATTCGGATATGCCATCTAAGGGCATAGTTACTATGACATTCGATATTGAGGTTGAAATGATTACTGGTATTCCAGATCCAACTCAAGGTAATAACGAAGTAACATCTATTGCTTACCATGATTCCGCAACAGACCACTATACTATTTTAGTTTTAGATAAGAAAAGAAAATTACAAAATAGAACCACTGATAACAAAACAGTTATCTCATGTTCAGATGAAAAAACATTATTATTAAAATTCATCGATGCTGTTCACGAAATTCAACCACACATTATGACTGGTTGGAATTGTGATGCATTTGATATTCCATATTTGTATAATCGTATCAAAAGAGTTTTGGGTAGAAAACATGCACAAAATCTTTCTGTTATTGGCGAATTGTTTTATTCACCGTATCGTAATCGATATACAATTGGTGGAACATCGGTATTGGATTATATGACGGTGTATAAAAAGTTTTCATATAAAGAACTCACATCGTATGCTTTAAATTATGTTTCAAATACAGAACTTGGTCGTGGTAAGATTGAGTATGAAGGAAATCTTGATGACTTGATGGAAAATGATATTGAAACATTTATCAAATATAACATCACGGATGTTGAGTTAGTAATTGAATTAGATAAGAAACTTCAATACATTGATTTGGTTAGAGGTATTGCTCATGTAGGTCATGTTCCGTATGAAGACTTTGTTTACTCTTCAAAATATCTTGAAGGTGCTCTTTTAACATATCTAAAAAATATCGGTGGTATTGTTGCACCAAACAAACCAGCAGATAGAAGAGAAAAAATGGAAGCATTAAAAGAGAGTGGTGAACAAGGTTTTATTGGTGCATTTGTTAAGGATCCTGTTCCAGGTCGTTATGAATGGTTATATGACTTGGATTTAACTTCTCTGTATCCATCAATCATTATGACATTAAATATTTCACCTGAAACAAAGATTGCTAAGATTGATGATTGGAATGCTGAGGATTTCATTCGTGGTAAAAAAGACGAGTATATTATTAATGGTGAAAAAGTTTCTAAAGAAAAGTTGAAAGCATTTTTGGATAAATACAAATACACCGTTGCATCAAATGGTGTTATGTATAGTTCAGAACACACTGGACTTATTCCTGCTATTCTAAATGATTGGTTTGACAAGAGGGTTGAATACAAAAATGAAATGAAGAAGTGGGGTAAGGAGGGTAATACAGACAAGTATGAGTTCTATAAGAAAAGACAACTTGTTCAGAAGATTCTTCTAAATTCATTGTATGGTGTATTAGGTTTACCTGCATTTCGTTTCTATGATATTGATAATGCAGAAGCGGTTACACTTAGTGGTCAAACTGTTATTAAGAAAACAGAAGCTGCAATCAATATGAAATACAACAAAGAATTGAAAACAGATGATATTGATTATGTTCAATATGTTGATACGGATTCTGTATTTGTTTCTTGTTTACCATTGGTGAAGAACAGATTTCCAGATATTAATACTAACGATATTGAGTTGATGACACCAAAGATTTATGAAATTGCAACAGAAGTTCAAGATTATGTTAATCAATTTTATGATGTGTTTGCAAAGAAAATATTCAATACAGACAAACATCGTTTGGAAATTAAACAAGAAATGATTGGTAGGACTGGTTTCTGGCAAAAGAAAAAGAGATATGCTCTTTGGATTATTTCTGATAACGGTGTTCCAATGGATAAGTTGGAAGTGAAGGGTTTAGATATTGTTCGTTCATCATTCCCCAAATCATTTCAGAAGTTGATGAAAGATGTGATGATTGATATTCTAAAAGGTAAAGATAAAAACGAAATAGATGAATACATATTAAAATTCAAAAAAGATTTGGGAACTGTTTTGTATGGTGAGATTGCTAAAAATTCTTCAATCAAGGATATAAAAAAATATCAGGCATTAACTGGTGATGTTATTGGTAAGTTCGGTAAAGGAACTCCTGCACACATTAAAGCTGCTATGAATTATAATAATTTATTGAAGTTGTTTGATTGTCCTCCAAAGTTTGCTCCCATTAAAAACGGTGATAAAGTTAAGGTTGTTTATCTTAAAAATAATAGATATGGGTTAGAAGAATTGGCATTTAGAGGGGATTCTGATCCAGAAGAAATACTTGATTTTATTAAGGAAAATCTCGATGCAAACGAATTATTCGTATCCGAATTGGATGGTAAACTGAAAGGTTTCTATGAATCTATGAAATGGGAATTTCCAACGGAGAATAAAAAAGTTGCACAAAAGTTTTTTTCGTTTTGATATTATAAGAAAATTTTGTATATTTGTAAATATTATATCCACAAATTAACAATTAGGAGTTGTTATGGAAAAATCAAAATTGATAAACTTCATTAGCAAATATAGCTTAGGAGGTTTAGTTCAGTCGGTTGCTTGGAATTCAAATGGTAGTCTATCAACAAAGTTTATCTCGGATGATAAATGTGTTGTTGGTGAAGTTAAACTACAAAACTTTAATAATTCTACATCAAAGTTTGGTGTCTACAATACAGACTTGCTAGTAAAATTATTGAGTGTACTTGGTAATACAGTTAACCTACAAATCAATGGTGCAGAAGATAAAGCATTCTCATTAACATTTGATGATAACTCAACAACTGTAAACTATATGTTGGCAGACCTTGCAGTTATTCCACCTGCACCAGACCTTAAAGAATTGCCACCATTTGATTTGGAAATTCCAATTACAAAAGAATTTATTGATAAATTCATCAAGGCAAAATCTGCTCTACCTGGTATTGAAAAATTTACTATTGCTAAGAATAGAAAGACAGATAAGTATGAAATTATTATTGGTTATGCCAATACAAACTCAAATCGTATCTCCATAGGTATTGATTGTACTGCAACACAAGACATTGATCCTATTAGTTTCTCTGCAAAATATTTTAATGGTATTCTTGCCGCTAATAAAGATTTGAACGGTGGTTCACTAAAAGTTTCTTCTCAAGGTTTGGCAAAGGCAGAATTTGATATTGATGACTTTGAAGCAAAATACTATCTTGTTAAATTGGAAAATGACTAATGAAAAAATATTTTTATGGTAAGAGTGAAATGTTATCTTGGCCGTTAAATATTACATACGGTGAATTGGTAACATACGATGATAAAACATTCTATAATTGGTGTGAAGAACTTAGAGTTAAGATACTAAAGGAATGGGACGAGAATGATATGCCTCCACTTATCGGCAGAAATGAGAGTGAGATAGTGCAATCATTTTCAAAACTTCGTCAGTTTGATACATCACAAATTTATCATAATCCACAAACAGGTAATGATTCCGATGTTATCGGAGTCATTGCCAATTTTTCTAAAAATGGATCTGCTGCTAATCAATTCTTTCCAACCATGTTGAAAACGAAAATAGCAGGTGGTGAATCTGGAGATACATCTCGTTCTATCTATGATTTCTTCACAGAAGAGTTGAAAGATAGATTTCACCACACAATGAGAAGAACTCTATACAATGATTCAATGTACTTATTTAGTAAGTCAATATCTTCAAATCAAATAAAAAATCCATACTTCAAAGAGGGAGAAACAATTCGTGATTTCTTCACTGCATATAAAAATGGTGATGGTAGATTTGATGGACAAGGTTTGCGTATTTCAAGAATTTCTTGTACACAAGATACTTACAATAAAAAATATAAAAAGTATTTGACAATTAAAGCCGATGAAATTCGTGAACTTGCTAAAGATAACATCCTCGATGACAGTATGTTATTTTATCTTGGAGATATAAATAAATTAACTGATACATTTCTAATTAAAAAAGATGGTGAAGAACCAAGAGTTAATGTATTTTTAATCAGAGTATTTGAAAAGAATGTAAGAATATTTCCAGCAGCTTTTCAAATATTTCGTATTTCATTTTCACAACCTGCAGTAAACTTTCCACCAATGACTGCAAAGTTTTTGTATGAACATTTTACAAAACATATTCCTGCAAGTGAAACTATAACAGTATATGATCCAAGTTCCGGTTGGGGTGGAAGAATACTTGGTGCTATGTCTGTCAGTCGTCCCATACATTATGTTGGAACTGATCCAAATACTGATAACTTTATTTCTGATTTAGGAATAACTCGTTATGAATATCTTGCTGATTTTTATTTAAGGTCTATTGGTGAAAAAGGAAATGGATTGTCATCAAAATTTTTTGATACAAAAGAATTTCATACATACGAAGTTTTTCAAGACGGTTCAGAAACGATTCAGTTCAATCCTAAATTTCAAAAGTATAAAGATAAGTTAGATTTTATTTTTACATCACCACCGTATTTTAATCGTGAAATGTATTCGGATGATGAAACTCAATCATATAAAGCATACGGTGATTATGCCGATTGGAGAGATAACTTTCTTCGTCCAACATTAGAAACTGCCGTATCTTATTTAAAGAACGATAGATACATTTGTTGGAATATTGCCAATATTAAAGTATCTGCCACTAAAACTATACATCTTGAAGAGGACTCGATTAATATTCTCAAATCGTTAGGCATGGAGTATAAAGGAAAGATGTGTATGATAATGGCAAAGATGATTGGTAATTCTGATCCTGAAAGATTGGCGAACAAAGTTTTATATCAAGACACTTGGTATAAACACGAACCGATTTTTGTTTTTTGGAAACCATAACATGAAAGTAGATAGTGAAAGTTTAGGTAAATTTTTTGATGTTGATCCGCTAGAAGTTCGTCTATGGAAAGAAACGGGTGAATACTTTGCTGGTAAAAGAGAATTGGATGATACTATTGACTGTATCTTTCAGTATTATCGCAAACATGGTTATCCGTATATGAAAATCACCGAACAAGAAAAACATGAACACATGAGAAAACTTCAACAGTTTGATTATGATTCTATTTTCAAAGACGGTGATATAATTCAAACCATGAACGGACTTCGATTGGCGTGGTCATACTTTCCTCATGCGATGGAAGTGAAATGTGGCAATTCTAAAATGTCACCTATGGATAATTTTTTGAATGACCACACATTCAAAATGACTATTCGTAAATGTTTGAAATGGTTATCTAAACATTGGGGCAGTTCTTTTCAAGAAAACCGTTTGCGTCAATCACTAAAAATATATTCGGGTGTTCAAGGTGTTTCTAATTTCAGACCAACTGCTGCCGGTGTTATCTATAAAAACTTTGGTGGTGACGGTGTGATGTGGGATATGTCTTGTGGTTGGGGTGGAAGATTAGTCGGTGCTCTTGCATCACCATACATAAAAACTTATATCGGAACAGAGCCATCTACAAAAACATTTGAAGGACTTTGTAAACTTCGTGATGACTTTGCATATCTTGGTAAGGATATTCAATTAAACATGATGGGTTCAGAAGATTACCTTCCAGAAGCAGAAACATTAGACTTATGTTTTACTTCACCACCATATTTTGATACAGAGAAATATGCAGATGAAGAAACACAGTCATACAATAAGTTTCCAACTCGTGACACTTGGGGTTGTGGTTTCTTACAAGGAACATTTAAGAACTGTTTTCATGGGTTAAAGCCAGGTGGTTATATGTTAATAAACATAGCAAACACCCCAAAATATAAAGATTTGGAAGATATGACAATTCATTATGCAAAAGAAGTAGGTTTCACTGATGAAGGTAAAATAAACCTAATTCTATCAGCAGTTATGGGTGCAGGGTATAAAAGAGAGCCTGTATTTATTTTCAGAAAACCTTTGGCAGTTTCGTAAAAAATTCTTATATTTGTACAATAAAAATTATAAGGTTATAATATGTTTAATACAACCCACACTATTTGGAACGAGAAGTATCGTCCACAAACACTTGACACTTATGTAGGTAATGAAACTGTCAAGTCCACTTTCAAACAATACATTGAAAGTAATGATGTACCCCATTTACTTTTATATGGTGATGCTGGTAGTGGTAAAACAACACTCGCTAAGATTGTTGCTAACTCTATCGCAAAAGATAATTACATTTATATCAATGCGTCTGACGAGAACTCGGTAGATACCGTTAGAGATAAGATTAAACAGTTTGCATCCTCAATTGGATTTGGTGGATTAAAAATTATTATTCTTGATGAGAGTGATTATTTGACACCAAATGCACAGGCAGCACTTCGTAATGTGATTGAAACATTTAGTAAGACTACTCGTTTTATTTTAACTTGCAACTATGTTGAAAAGATTATTGACCCGATTCAATCTCGTTGTCAAATCTTTAACATAGTACCACCATCAAAGAAAGAAGTTGCACAACATCTTGTTTCCTTATTGGATAGTGAAGGTGTTAAATATGGTAAGGAAGATATTGTAACAATTATAAATGCAAACTATCCAGATATTCGTAGAGTTATAAATACAACTCAAAGATGTGTTATCGGTGGTACATTGAAATTAGATGAAACAACTTTGGTAGAACATAATTATTTTTCTTCTATCATTGAGTTATTGAAATCAACTAAGAATAAAAAAGAAAAGTTTGATGGTATCCGTCAGATAATGGCAGATAATCATGTAAGAGATTTTAATCAGTTATTCCGTTATCTTTATGATAATGTTGATACATACGCTAATGGTTTTGTATCTACTATCATTCTAATCATTGCGGAAGCACAATATAAAGACAGTTTTGTTGTAGACCATGAAATAAATGGCATGGCTATGTTTATTCAAATTATTATGGAAATTGACCAAAGGAGGAAATGATGGGCGTATTTGATATTAATGGTGGTGAAATGCCACAACAACAGCCTCAAGTAAACATTGACTTGAATCAGACAACTGACATTCAATGTTCAAATTGTGGTAATAAATTCTTTCACGAAGTAACATTCTTCAAAAAGATTTCTGCTTTACTTTCACCAACAGGCAAAGAAGCGATTCTTCCGATACCAACTTATGCGTGTTTAGAATGTGGAAATATTAATTCCGAGTTTTTACCAACAATGCCTAACGAATAAATTAAGAGGATTAACAATGGCTGCTAAAAGTTTATTTGATCATATCAAAGGTGTTACATTTCGTAAAACCAAATGGGAAGACCTAACGGAAGAAGATACTAAATCTTGGAGCAATTATATGATTGCTCGTTTCTTCTCAATGGAACCAGAACTTGTGGAAATTATAAATGAATTTCAGACATATTCAAACGGATTGTTGACACCAAAAGATTATTATAAACTTTTATCAGACACATTACCAAAGCACTCATTCTTTCTTAAATATATCAAATCGAAGAACAGAATAGAAATAGAACAAGAAACTGTTGAAATATTCTGTAAACATTTTGAGTTGGGAAAGAATGAGGTATATGGTTATATTCATCACCTTAAAAAGAATAATCCCGATGAATTGATTTCTATATTGAAACGATATGGAACAAAAGAAGATGATATAAAAACTTTTGAAAAACAATTAAAGAACCTAAAATGAGGAACACCAAGATGTCAATAACTGAAAGAGATTTAGGATTGAAGAAAGATTCTGCCGTTAGTGAAATGGAAGATAAGTTTCCTGTAATGACTGCTGAGTTCAAAAGAATTCAACAGGAACAATATGAACTTTTTTGTGCAAAACAAAAAAATTATGGTCCGGATAATATATCAATGGGTAGTAATCTTGAAAGAGAAGATGACCGCAAACTTTCTTTACAAGGTTTATTCTTTCGTATAAATGACAAAATAAATCGTTATAAACAAATGATTATGTTTGGTTCACAAGACGCCGTTGGTGAACCTTTGAATGATACATTCAAAGATATTTCTGTGTACGGTATTATAGCACAACTTGTTCAATCTGGTAAGTGGGGTAAATAATGAGTAAATATATTTGGACTTCGGAATATGTTTCACCTGGTCATCCTGATAAAATTGCAGACCAAATATCAGATGCAATCTTGGATGCCTATTTGAGTAAAGATCCAGATTCAAAGGTTGCCTGTGAAGTAATGGTGAAGGATAGCGATGTATATGTTGCTGGTGAGATTACATCAAAGGTTGGTTTATCAAAGATGGATTTGACTGGTATTGTTCGTAAAACTATTTGTGACATTGGTTATGACTCAAAAGAAATTGGTTTCAATGGTTACACTTGTGACATACACTTTAATATTAGCAATCAGTCACCTGAAATCAATGGTGCAGTTGATAAGGGTGAAATTACAACTGCTGGTGATCAAGGTATTATGTTTGGGTTTGCTACAAGAGAAACCCCAAATGCGATGCCTATCCCAATTTTTCTTGCAAAAAAACTAATTGATGTTGCTTATGGACTTGTGAAAAATCACTATAAGAATGATGATATTCTTCGTCCTGATATGAAGAGTCAAGTATCTATTGTATTTGAAAATGGTAGAGCCGTTTCTGTTGATAATGTTGTTATGTCTATGTGTCATAGTGAAAAAATCAATTTGGAAAGGTTACAAACTATGTTTCACTCGATGATATTACCAGAGGTATTCAGAGAAATACCATCGAACCTTCGAGGTTTGTTCACAAAAAATACAAGATACTTTATCAATCCTGCAGGTGAATGGAACATTGGTGGTCCTATTTCGGATTGTGGATTGACTGGAAGAAAAATCGTTGTTGACCAATATGGTGCTGATTGTGAAATCGGTGGTGGTGCTTTCTCCGGTAAAGATCCAAGTAAAGTTGATAGAAGTGCCGCTTATATGGCAAGATATATCGCAATAAAAACACTCCATGAAAACCGTGATGCAAATAAAATTAAAGTTCAACTTGCATACGCTATCGGTCAAGAATATCCTGTTTCATATAGAATATACGATCCAACAACTGGAAAAGAATATGGTCTTGGGAATTTAACTCAAGAAGATTTAACACCAAGTAAAATCATTGAACGGTTAAAATTGAAAACTCCTATTTATTTACAAACGGCAAAGAAAGGCCACTTTGGAAATAAAGATTTAGAATGGGAGAAAATTGGTGAAGCTTAAAGATTTGATTAAAGAAGAGGTTACACTCAATGGAAATGTCAAACTGTATCATTATACTGATAAAGATATGGGTGACACTGTAATACTTGATCCAGATATTGCAATAAAAAATAAATCATTCTGGTCTAATAACGATTATAAAATATCGAATGTTCCTCGTGTATTTTATTATACTGATCCAAATAAAACAGAGAGAATGGTTGTTACAAAAAATATGTATGTTGGACAAGTGGATGGTAAAAAAATCTTAAATCTAACAGATTCAGTAAATGAATATGTAAATAATCCAGCATCACTCGAAGCTAAAAATGTAGAAGTATTCAATATGATAAAACATTGTATGAACTATAATAGATTGGATATAGATGCAATGCTTAAAATGACAAAGGAAAAATTTATCGGTGTATTCTATGTCACTGGTGGTTTGCCAATTGTAAATTTATTTGTACCATTAACCGTAAAAAAACATAATGTCTAAAAGAAAAATATCTTTTTCACAATATCAAATGTGGAAAGGATGCCCTCACAGATGGAAACTGACATACATAGACAAGATTTCAGGTTATAGACAATCAATTGCTGCTCTATTTGGAACAGTAATGCATGAAGTTTTACAAGAGTATGTTAAAACAATATACGATAAATCGATAGTAGAGGCAAACCAATTACAATTGGATGATATGCTTAAAAATGGTTTGAGAGAACAATATAAAAAGTTACTTACCGAAGCCAATGGTAATCACTTTTCAAATGAGAAAGAAATGGCAGAATACTATGCCGATGGTGTTCAGATTCTTCAATGGTTTAAGGCACACCGTGCAGACTTCTTTCAAAAGAAAGATTATCAGTTAGTCGGAATTGAAACGCCAATAAATATTATTCCACTCGAAACTCATCCTACAATAAGACTTGTTGGGTTTCTTGACTTGGTAATCAAGAATACAAAGACTGGTGAAATTTATATCTATGATTTTAAAACTAGCACAAATGGTTGGACTAAATATGCTAAGAATGATAAAACAAAAGTATCACAGTTAGTCCTTTATAAAACATATTATGCAAAACAATATGGTATCAGTCCTGATGATATTCATGTTGAATATCTTATTCTAAAGAGAAAGATAGTTGAGGATGCTGAATACGAAGCGATGAAGAAAAGAGTTCAACGATTTGAACCATCACATGGCAAAGTTTCTCAAAATTATATCAAGAAAGAAATTGAAGAATTTATCACATCAAACTTTACAGAAGAAGGTGAATATCGTTTAGATGTTATTCATACACCAGAAGCTGGTAGAGATTATTGTAACTGTAAGTATTGTGACTTCGATAAACTTGAACAACACTGTCCGAAAGAAAAAAGAAATACTTTACCTTTCTAAAAAAAAATCTACTATTTTCTAATGTTTTCTAACATTACTACATACTTATATGTATATGTTTAATCATTAGAGAATGTTGTGGACGCAAAATCAAAATACTCCAGTATTCAAATACGAAATCAACTCAAAGAAGAATTGATAAATTATTGCCATGATAATGGATATAAATTAAGTGGGTTGGTAGAAAAACTAATTCTTAATCATTTAACCGGAAGTTTAGGTGTTTCGTGAAAATAGCTCAATTAGCAATCATTGACTTATCAGTTTATAGGGGTATACATACCTTTACTAAAAATATATCATCACTTGATAGTGTTGATACTTTTTATTTTAACCCAAGTGAAACAAACAATTTCAAATCTGAATATCAGAACTGTATAGATATTTCCGAAATGGAAATAACTGAATTGAAAAATAAGTTGGAGGGATATGATATTGTTGTTTTGAACCTCAACAAATTTATCTACGATGTTGATGGTATTCAAAAAAGAAAACCAGAACATAGAGAAAGACTGATTGAATTGGCAAAGATGTATTGTAAGTTGAATACTATAACTGCATTCTTTGACCACGAGATATATCCGTATGAAGGCATGCACTTCAATACCATTTGTGTTCCTGCATTCATAAAATATAGTGACTACTACTTAACATATACACCATTCTTTGTAGATGCTTTGAAG